TTCGTGTTACCACTAAATGTCCACGTCCTGGTTGAGGAATATTAACCTCACACTCTCAACCCCATATGAGATACCAAACAAGGGCCTAGGAATCCTTGTTTAATAACTCATATTATTTAGAGAGTGGGGGTAAATACGGTTTGCTATCGCATTTACCCGGGTGTCGTACTAGTTAGAAAACTAGAAAAGCATTGTTGCCATCGATTCATTAATCGCTCTGACAACCTTCTTTTCTAGCTTTTGAGCTAGAATGGCAGAAGCGAAAACCTTTTGATCCCTTGTTCTCATTGAGAACACTGAATCATCACTAGGTAATGTGTACTTACGCATTACATAGGGTCAATGTTTCGGAAGAAACATTGTAAGGTTTTCACCATCCTTCCTTAGCTCCAAATACAATTCCTCCATCTTTCCTCAACAATTGAGGATTGGGTGGGATTGTATTAGAGCAAAGCCTAACTCAAAGTCTTCTTCAAAGCTAGTGAAGTGCATAACTAAGTTTTGGGCTAATAACCCAAATGGCTTAGTAGAAGCACTCTTCTCTGGCGATGATAACATAAACTCGTCCCTAAAGACACGAGTGATGAATCTAGCTGATTCATCCTCATCTCAAGGAACGAGACGGCAGGCGTTTAGCCTGAAGATAGTCGTTATGATATCTTCAGCCGAAACAAGGCCCCTGATATATTTCAATATCAGTAATGTTAAATTGCTATAATATTCATATTTATCAAGAGCTTTACGCTTATGATGAAAATGCATCTTATAGTAATTAGAGACGCAAGCGGGGATTCCTAAGTTTGATACTCAACCTTTTCTTTCAGTCTCTAAAAGAAGATTGGCAAGCTTGTAATAACGCTTACCGTCTTCCTTTAGAGCAGAAATAGGGAAGTGAGTAATCTCTTCACCCATGTAAAAGTATCTCTTTGCAAACTCAAAAAAGTTTTTACTTTTGTGAGTTTTTAAAGTTGATACCTCTACACCGAGTGAATTGATAACTTGGATGTAAAGATTACCAAGTTCTTCTCCCTTGATGACGATATCGTCACCAAGTAGTCTATACTGTGTTTTCTTCCAGTCTAGATTTAATTTTCTACAACAATAATACACCACATAGTGATGTGCTATTGCAAAAGAAGATCAAGAAGAATAGGCACCCATAGGGTTTCCAACTTCGTAACGCAGTTTTTTATGCTGTTTACCAAGTTTTAGATCAAATGGGTCCCTAACAAGAAGGTTGGCTCACGAGTCAACATAATTGTCAGGTAACCTACCTTTAAGGACAGACTTGATTAGTGAAATCGGGAATCGGTCAGTTGCTGCTGATAAATCAGCAGAAACAAAGACAGAATCCTGTTTCATAAAATCAATATCGTCTTTAAAGGACCCCTGTGAAAAAGTTACATCTTGTTTAATAGATTTAAGAAATCTATTTTCTCAGTGATGCAAAGGTTTTAGTACTGACTGAGTAAAGTAATCAAGAATTGCGATTACTCTTACTTTATCCTCACGATCTGGAAAATAAACAATTTTCCTAGTTCGCGGATTAGGTTGGTGTTTTGTCCGACCTACAGTTGGTACCATTCCCTTTTGCAACCCTGTAACAAGAGTTGTAAATTTTTCAATGAATTTCTCTCCTCCTACTACCTTCAGATCTTCCACCATTTCTGGTGTAAGACCTCTCAAGTCATCTAGTCATGTTCAAAGAGCATGACCATTTGGTCCTGATTTGGTAGTAAAGTGGAAAGACTTTCATCTCATTGAA